TGGTGCTGCTAGAGAGATTTGAACTCTCGGCCTCTCCCTTACCAAGGCCAATATCAACTCTTTGTAATTGGCTGCACCTACAAGTGTTTCTTCAGTTTGCAGAATGCTGTGCACGGTCTGTGCACAGTTTCAGGAGCTGCGCGCTCGATCGGAAACTCTCTGAAAAAACGTGCTGTTCGCAAGCCTAACTTGGGGCGTTTGCCCATGACGGTTGCGGATGAATCTCCCCTGCGCCTCGTTTTGGGAGTACACAAACTTGCACGCTCCCTCGACCACCTGGATGTTACTTGCTCTGACGAGCTCCTTTGCCGCCGTCTTTGAAAGCTCGTTTGCGACGCCGATTTCACTGGCTGCAATGAAAAGTCGATGGGGACCAATTGGCAGAGCGATGTGGCCGCCTGGCTCCTTGATGCCATTAGTTCGGATAACTGGGCGGTCCGAGGTGAGCAACTGTTCACGATGGATGGACGTATCGACTACTCGCCAGTGCATTTGATTGATGAAGGTTCCTACTTCCTGGTTGTCGACTAATGAAAGCAGCGAACGGAAAAGTGATTTCTCTGTTTCAATGTTTGGGAACCCCGCGAGGTACTCGGCAAAGGTTGGCGGGTCATCGGCCGACCTGGCGGAAGCGTATCGAGCCTCGTTTTCAGCAGTCGGCTTCTTGAAGTCGACTGCCCAATAATGCCGCATGGCTTCGATGTCTTCCGGACATCGCATGAGCAGGGAAATTAAGAACCTGGTCCACGCACTCCGGAGCCCATTCGTCCAGGCATTATTGTCAGCGTCGCGCTCGAGGAGCATCATCGCCTCGCTCGCAAGGCCGTCAACCGGCTTAAAAAAAAGCTCTTCAACTTGCTGCGCGTTGACGGTGGGGAAGTCTCCGATCTCGTACAGCCGATCCAAGTAGCCGGTCCCGGCCGGGTGAACGAAACGGGGCACCACCTCCTTGTGCGGCCTGCTCCATTCGACGATCTTGCCGTCGATAGGGCGAGACCACCGCTTTGTGTAGAAGACGGGAATGTAGTGGTGGCGCTTTGGCTGCATGACGAATTAAGCAGAAATCCTCGATCCGAAGCTTGCAGCGCGCCCCCACTTCACTAGGCGCCGGGACCAATAAACCGGGTCGGTCCACCATTCCTGATCGCGCCAGAGCTGCGGTACCGGCAGGGTGTTGATCGCTTCGATTAGCGGCTGCTGCGGAACGTGGGTGTAGTGGCGGCTCATGTCATCGGCGGCGTGGCCGAGGATCTGATCCTTGATGTATGGGTGGATGCCGTTGACGACGAGCTGCGTCGAAACGGTATGGCGGCCGGTGTAGGGCGATATATCGGTGATCGTGATGCCACGCTTCTTGAGCCGGTTCCTGGCGCCTGTGACAGCGCTCGAAATCTGTCCCCCAAATTCCTCAGTTGGGGGGTAGGGCTCTCCCTTGTGTGTACGGAAGAGGATGCCGCCTCGGCCCAGGAGAGCTTCAAAGAGCGGAACAAGAAATTCATGGATCGGAACGCCGCGGGGCTCGCCAGTCTTGCTTGCATCAAGTGTTATCCATCGGCCGGGCACATTCACCTCGGAGGCCTCTAGCGTGAAGAGTTCGATGGGGCGCATGCCGGTGTAAAACAGGGCTGTCATCAGCTGGGCCGGAGCCGGCGACATCGCTGCGACGAACTGGGCGGCCCTGTCGTAGGTGGTCGGCTTCGTGCCGGCTCGCGTCTTGAGTCTGACGACATTGGTGCCCTTCACCTTGCGGGGGCGTTTCCATTGCCGAACTTCTGCCCACTGGTTCGATGCGGCATGGTTCCAGACTGCAATGAAGGGCGTATAGCACTGCCTGTTGCGCGTTTCCGGCGAGGCACTTGGAAACAGTATGCGGGCTGCCGCATCTAGATCGGACTGTGTCAGTTCCTTCAGCAGCTTGCCCCGGAAGTGAGCCGCAATGCCGCTCACCTTTCCGGTCTTGGGCGAGACTTTGATGAGGAACCGCTCGGACCCACCCGAGGCGATGTACGATTCTGTCGCCTCCTCGAACGTGATTAGTGCTCTCTTGCCGTGGACGCTCTCATTCAGAAGGCGGCCTTCCGTTTTGATGCGGATCGCTTCCGCGATTTCTCGGTCGCACGTGCCAGTAGACTCGAAAACGCTTTGTCCGCGGACGGTGCCCCGGATGTACCAATTGTCCGAGTTTCCACGTTTCGTGAGCTTGAGGGGCATCTCTTCACATCCCAGATGGCTAAAAGATCGCGTTCACTGAAGAGGAGGTCGCGACCATCGATAGTGCATAGACCTTCCCGCTTGGCAACCTTGGCGATCGCGCGACCAGTCATTCTGAGGTACGCGCTGGCCTCCTCGAGAGTATAGATACGCCCGAGAGGGCCGTCATTCGAGGCGGGGTTGCTCATCATGGTGCCTCCTTTTCCCGGATCAGTTTGACCTTCTTCACGTAGCCGCCGGGATGGGCGGCGCGCGCCTTCCTCTCCGCGATCAGGCTGTTTGCTGCGGTAATGTCGAAGGTCTTGCCGTCGTGGAAATGGACGCGGAAACGGGGGAGTGTCGTGTTTGTCATGACCGCCTCACATGCGCATTGGCATCAGGACAATGAGGTTTTCACGGCTGCCTCCGACGCTGCGGAGCACCGCCGGGTCACCCGGTGAGCCGAGACCAATCTCGAAGCGGTCGCCTGGAAGGTGCGCGAGCGCGTCCGCGACGTAGCGGGCGTTGAAGCCGATCGACAAATCTGCCTGTCCCTCAAAGGTGACCTCGTCCTCCGCTTCGCCGGCGTCCGGATTGTTGACGGTCAGCTTTAGGACCTGGTCGCCGAAACTGAAAAGCACGGCGCGGCCGCGCTCGCCGCCCGAGACCGTGGCGACACGGTCGATGGAGGTGGAAAGCGCCTGCACATCGATCGTCGCGAGCATTTCGTGTTGCGTGGGAATGACGCGCTGATAGTCGGGGAAGGTACCGTCGATGAGCTTCGAGGTCAGCGTCGTGTCGACGGCGGCTATTCGGATTACGCTATCCGACACCTGAAGATGGATGGGGCCTTCCTTCGGCAGGATCTTCGAGATGACCTTGACTGCGCCGCGGGGAATGATCACGCCAGGCATTGCGGCGTCGGTCTCGGTGCGAATGACTCGCTTCGAGAGGCGGTGCCCGTCGGTGGCAACGAGGCACACGCCATCCTCGACTGGGTGTGTAAAGATGCCGTTGAGGTAGTATCGGGTTTCCTCTGTCGACACGGCAAAGCCAACATCCGCGAGCGCGGCCGCGAGTTCGATGGCCGGCAGCGTGAGGCTGTAGGGGAGTTCGCCGATCTTCATCGTTGCAAAATCGTCTGCCGGCAGGACGGGCAATTTGAAGCGGGATCGACCCGCCTTCAGCGTTACGCCTGTCAGGCCGGTCGTGCGGTCCGGCAGAATGGCGACTTCTGCGCCGTCCGGCAGTTTGTTGACGATGTCGGAGAGCGTCCCGGCAGGCACAGTGAACGCCTCAAAGTCGCTACCGACCTCGGCCGAGAAGCGCACCGTGGCTTCGATGTCGAGATTGGTGAAGCGTGCGATCAACTTGTCGCTGCTGGTGCTGTCCTTTTCGATGAGGACGTTCTGCAGGATAGGGATCGTCGACCGTCGCTCGACGACACTGTTGGTAATTGCGAGGGCCGAAGCCATCGCTGCTTTCTCAGCCTTGAACATCGGGAACCTCGGGGAAAGTGGCGGCGCCAGGCGCCGCCCGTGCTGATCTCAGTCAGGCGCTCGGCATCTCGGGCGAGCCCTGGAAGTGCGGCAGCTCCGTCTCGTTGGCGACACGTTCCAGATCGCGCATCACCTGCTGGGTGATATGCACGTCCGGTCTGTAGAGCTGGCAAATCCAGAGGACCTTGCCTCCGGAGACCCGGTAGCGCAGCCGCACCGGAATGCGCGTAGGGTCTCCCATGAAGAACGGGGCGATCGAGAGGATGAACATGCCGGGCACGGTGAGCTTGTTGCCCTGAGCGTCGCGGTGCTCTTCGTCCCAGGTGATCTCGCCTTCGCCGGATTGCAGCACAACGTTGTTTTTGACGCGGGTCTCGGCATGCACCTGCAGGCCGCGGGAGAGGGCTACGAGCTCGTTGGGATAGGCGACCTTGAAGCCGAACTTGCCTCGGAAGTCCTCGGCCTCGAAGCTGTCCGGGGCGGAAAGCTCGGCGATGTGGTCTTCGATGAACTCTGCGAATTCCACCTGCTCGAGCGGCTTGCCGTTGATCTTGACCCAGGCCTTCCATTCCTCCGATAGCGGGAATTCATAATGGGCCCGGTGCTTGCCGTTATCCGCAAGCCCGCCGTTCTTCGCTTCGTGGTAGTCGAAAACGGCGGTGATGGAGGGCTTCTCCCAGTTCGTCTCGGCAAAGATGGCGCTGTGCTCGGTCTTGTGGCGATCGATCAGGGAGATGAGACTCTCGAGCGTCGCCACCTTCGCGGTTCCGCTCTTGCGACGCGGATGCTCGCGGTAGCGCTCGAAGAGATCCGCAACGCTTGATACAGCTCCGGACTTGCGGTCGACGAATACAGGGATGGTTGACGGTACGCCCGGGATAGCGGTCGAGAGCGACAAGGTCGCAATCTGCGAGCCGGCGCGGTCGGAGAGATCATGGATTGCGGCGATATCAAGAGCGACGCCAGGCTTGTTCTGCGTTTCAGTCATTTTTCTTTCCTTTTGGAGCTGGAGAGGGGATCAGGCGCGCGAACGTTCGCTGACGTCGCGCGGGCCTGAAAACATGTCGTGCTGCTGGGGATGCTCGGTCGAAAGCGCGCCGCTCTCGGTGACCCAATAGACCGACGACTTCCGCGCCCGTTTCGGGGTCTTGGTCGTGATGTCGGCATTGATGGTGACCATGCCGTTGGCGACCGCGAAATCGAGCTTCAGGGTCAGGTTGCCCTTGTGCACGACCTTCGGGTTATCTTCGGACATCGCGCCGAGCTCGCCCAATGTCTCGACGAGCTTCGTGCTCATTTCCTGATTGAGTTCGCCGCCCTCGAGCATGCCGATGAGCGCCTGACTGTCTCGAATGATCTTCATGGAAGGTCCTTCCTAGAACGGGATATCGTCATCCAGCTCACGGCTGGAGGACTGGGATGATTGGGAGGAGGAACGGCCGGCGGCCCGATCGCCGTCGATGCCATAATCTTCGGGGCCATTGCCGCCGGCGCGATAGCCGGAGCCGTCGCGGCGGCCGTCGAGCATGGTGAGCGTGGCGTTGAAGCCCTGCAGGACGATCTCGGTCGAGTATCGGTCCTGGCCCTGATTATCCTGCCACTTGCGCGTCTGAAGCTGCCCTTCGACGTAGACCTTGGCGCCCTTCTTCAGGTAGTCCTCGGCAATCTTTGCGAGGCTCTCATTGAAGATGACGACGCGGTGCCACTCGGTCTTTTCCCGACGCTCGCCGGACGTTCGGTCGCGCCAGGTTTCCGAGGTCGCGATGTTGATCGTGGCGATAGGCCTGCCGTCTTGGGTGCGGCGTACTTCCGGGTCGCCGCCGAGATTGCCGATAAGGATGACCTTGTTGACCGAACCTGCCATCGGTCACCTCGACGATCTGGCCGCAGCGGCGGTGGCCGCCTGGCCGACGACGCGCCCCTCGCCGATCAGGCGATAGGCAAGCTTCCGGAATTCCTCCTCGGCCTTCATCGGCGCCCATGGCTTGATGGCGCTGGAGAGGTTCGGCGGCTTCGTTTTGGGGAAGAGTTGATCCGCGGCGTGGTGGCCGAAGAGCGCGATCGCCTCGACCCGGCACATCCGATTGTCCATCGTCTTGATCAGCGCGGCCTGCTTCTTCGTCCACGCTTCGGGACCAGGCAAACCCGCAGCAAAATAAATCGCCTCGTCCCAGGCGGCCTTGCAAGCTGCCACGGCGTCAATCATCCGCTCTTCGCCATAGAGATCGATGCAGACGGACGAGTAAAGTTTCTGCGATGGGCGGGACTGGTCGCCGACGATGTATTCATGCCCGTCATGGAGCAAGAATAGGGCTGCATCGCCGAGCGCGCCGCCTTCGTTCATCACGGCTTGCGCGCCCATGACGCAATGCTGGGCGACTGAGTAAGCGGGCCCCGGGTTCCGGCCGTCGAAGCGTGCGATCTTCGACAGCACGTTACCCATTTCGAGGAAACAGACGATCTCGGGCCGAGGATCCGCGATGTCAATCAGGGACCCGTCGGATGTGAGAGACCAGATCGGCTCTGGCGCAAGGCGCGTGAGCGCTGTCATGGTCACCTCCGGTCCGCCGATGCGATGCGGCGATCGAGATCGACGAGTGCGTCAGTCACGCCGTGGCCGAGCCATCCGATCGACATGCAAGTAACGGCAAACACCGCGAGAACCGCTCGACACGTCCAGATCGGTTTCTCGCGGATGGCGATTTTCGGCGGAGCGGCGTCCGCAAAGGGTGTGAAGTGATCCATGATCAGGCCACCCGGCGTTCGTAGCGGCGGGCGACGCGCTCGATGACGGCCGGGCCATCGCGCTGAATTTCAGCGTCACTGAAGCCGCGCTGGCGAAGGTCCTTCTCCGTGCAGCCGGGACCGATCGCGAGAACGATATCTTCCATGGAATGCATCCGCTGGGCGCGGGTAGTGCCAAGTGCAACAAGCATGTGCATCTCCGGTTTGAGGGGTTTAGAGCCCTTGGGGTCCGGAGCGATTGCAACCGCCGCGATCCCGAAGGATGGCGGCGAAGATAATTCGGTATATGTACCACGTCAACAACGAATAGGTACATGTACCGATTTTTGTTTAAGCCAAAAGATTGTGGAGTTTGGTATTAGAACCGCTTCTGGTTTTGATTCGGCAATAAAAAACCCCGCCGCAGCGGGGTTGAAGTCGAGGCTCGGCTCGGCTCTCACATGTCTATGTACGATCTTCCGACACGACCGAAGACCCGAGGCATGTTGCCGTCCTCTATGAAGATCGGCTCATGGTTATGGTTCGTGGATACCGGTTCGAAGCGGGTCGGGCTCTGGCGATACCTCTTGTATGTCGCCCCTCCTTCGCCGTCCTCGATCACATAGCAGGCGTTCGGGACGAGACGTTTGTCGCGGCGGTTGACCAGGATGATAGATTCGGGCGGAGAGATCCTGTCCATTGAATCGCCATCAACCTTCAATGCCACCCAATCTCCTGGCGGAAGGCCGGCGACGGCAATCTTTTCAAAGTCGTCGGTCGGCATAACTGCGTCCGATGCGGCGAACGCGCCGGCGCTCACCCACGAAATCTTCGGAACGGCCATCGTCGAAGAGGTGTTTGGTACATCGTCGAGCTCCTCCGGGCCTGCTTCATAGGCAAGCCATTCCGGAGTGGTGCGCAGCGCAGGAGCGATAAGGCTCAGGGTCTCGATGCGCGGCATGGCGCCTCTGCGCCAGTTGCGGATCGTCCCGACCTTGGCGCCTGCGGCTTGCTCTGCAGCGTGCTCCGACAGCCTGAGCTTCTCGCGGCGAATGCGCACGCGGTCGAGGATCTGTTCAAGTGTGTTTGTGGTCACCATCGTATCCATATCGGTAAATATACCGCATTTGAGAAAAATTGCGATGGGTACATAGACCGTTGACAATTCGGTACATGTACCACATAAGGGCTACATGAAGATCATCGACACTCTACTTTTGGTATCGGATGCCTTCTGCGCCTCTACGGGGATCGCGGAAGCGACGCTCTCTTCGCGCGTGTTCAATGACGGCAAGCGACTTGCCGCCGTACGGGCCGGTAAGGATATCGGTGCCCGGCGTGTCGAACGCGCGATGCGCTGGTTTTCCGAGAACTGGCCGGAAGGCGCTGATTGGCCCCTTCCTGCTGCTCGCCCTGCTTCTGTTCTGGAGGCTGCGGAATGAACATCCCACTCTCAGATTTGCGGCGAGGATTTGGCCCCTGCGCCTCGCTGCAAGGCGGGAGCCGCGCAATCCTCCCGCGCGCTCCCGCCACCGTTTTCCGTTCTGCGTACCCATGCGGTCCTCCGTGATCTGCTGACGGACTGAACCTCTCACCCCCAAAGCCTTCCCGCCATGGGAAAACCCGACCGGATTTCCCGGCACGGGAACGTGCTTTTCATTGCCTGGAGACCTGCATGTCTGTTTCCGAAACGTGGAACTATCGCATCAAGGCCGCTCAGAGAGATCTGATCAAACGCGCTGGCGGGATCGAGCGGGCGGCTGAGCTTACGGCCTTCTCGAAGAGCCAGGTCGGCCGCTGGAACAATGCCGCCGATCCGGACCTCATGCCGCTGGTCGCTGTCGTCGTCTTGGAGGCGGACACCGGAGCGGCGCTGGTTACCGCCATCATGGCGGAGATCAATGGTCGCAGGCTTAGCGATCCGGAGGAGGAGAAGCGTGGCCAGGCCACCGTGTTCGCCACCTTCGCAGAGGCAAAGCGCCACGATGCCGAGCTGACCCACTCCTTCTCGATGGCGATTGCAGACGCATTCATCTCTTCATCGGAAGCGGATGTGGCCGACCGCAAGGCCGCGGCTCAGATCGAGGCGCTGACTGAATTCAGGGCCTCCCTTGCGGCGGTCAAAGCGCAAGGCGGTTCCAAAGCCGGCTTGAGAGTCGTCGGCGATGACTGATGGCCCCTTGGAATACGAATCGTTTCTCGCCGCCAAGATCCAGGTCGCACCGGCCGAGTGCGTCGTGATCATCCAGGTCTGCGAAGAAGGGATGGCGGCGTGAATGTGGCTCTACGTCCCGAACATCTCAACATCATCTCCATCTGCACCGGAGGAGGCGGTCTCGATCTCGGCCTCGAGCTGGCAATTCAAGGCGCTCGAAGCGTCTGTATGGTGGAGAGGGAAGCCTTCGCAGTCGCGCAGTTGGTATCAGCGATGGAGCAAGGCCTTCTTCATCCGGCTCCTGTGTGGTCGGATGCCCGAACCTTCGACGGCCGCGCATGGCGTGGTGCAGTGGACGGCCTCATTGGCGGCATCCCGTGCCAGCCCCACAGCCTCGCCGGCCGCAAGCAGGGAAGCCACGACGCTCGAGACCTCTGGTCCACGGCTCGCCGCATCATCGTCCAATCAGGCGCGTGGTTCGTCCTCATTGAAAACGTCGGCGGCATGCTCGCGGCGGGGTCTGATGAAATCGCTGGCGCGCAACGAGTATTCCGAGACCTTTCAAAGCTTGGTTTCGAGGTTGAGGGAGGATTGTTCACGGCGGCAGAAGTCGGCGCGAGCCACCAGCGCGAACGCATCTTCATCGTCGGCGTATTGGATGACACCTCGGGCGGGAGAAAACGACGAAACCGTGGAGGCGTACCAAGCTCGACGAATGCGGATGGATCCGGCCGAGCGGATGGGCGTCAACGGTACGTTGAGCATCCAGGCGAAGGAGTTTCAGGCGTCGGCCTGGCCGACGCCGTCCGCGAGGGACTGGAAGGGAGCAACGGACGAGAAGTTCGGGAGCAACAGCCGACCCTTGAACGAAGTGGCGAAGATTTGGGCCACGCCGACATCCTTGAGCTTCGGAGACAGCCATCAACCAGGGAACAGCCGCTCCTACAACATCAACATGGAGCATGCGGAGAATATCTATTCCCGCCTCGACCTGACGACCTCGACAGTTGGCGAAGCGCACTCTCGGCCTCGCCGGAGCTTGAACCCGCTTTTCGTCGAGTGGCTGATGGGCTGGCCTCCCGGCTGGACATTGCTCGCGTGGACCGACTTCGCATGCTCGGCAACGGAGTTGTCCCTCTTCAAGCAGCGTATGCGATCCGCACTCTTGTCACTCGGCTTGCCGCGCAGGGCTCCGCCGGCGCAGCTCGCCTTGTTCGGATGATGGAGGCGGTACAATGAGCGAAGGCGTTCGCCTCTATATTGTGACCGACGATCCGGCGAAAGCATCCCTCGATGTGCTTGGCTGCTTTCTGTCCGAAGTTCCGTCATTTATCCGGATCGTCACTGATGCCGCGGACGTTTCAGGCATTCCCCCCGGTTCCCGGTGCCTCGGATATTGGTGCGCGTGGAACGGTCGCCGCCTGAGCGACGCGCAGCTCGCATGGGAGGAGCTCAGATCCTTCGGAGACCGAAGAATCGAAGGCGTCAGCGAGGATTTCTTCTCACGCATCGACGAGTGGAATGCCAAGCGCCGCCAGGCTGAGAGCGATCGGCTCGCTTCGATCGTCGCCGAATATCAAGGCGGTGCAGCCGCCGAAAATCCCCAGAAACAGAGGTGGTTCTGATGTTGCTGTTCGCCGAGATCACACTCGATGCGGCCCGATTTGCCGCAATGACACCGGAGCTTCGCACAGAGGCTGTCTTGTTGGCTATGGAGCGTGGCAAAACCGCTTCGGAGATAGCGGGGGCGGTTGGCTCGACTGCATCCGAAATCCGTCAGAGCGCAAGCGCGACCTATCTCTTCCGGCTGAGCACAGACCAGACCTTGTCTGCCGACGATGTAGAGGATCGACCGAAGCAGGTCGGTGGGCGTCCTTCCGGCACAGGCACGGCTTTTAAGATTCTCGAGCTTCTCACCGAGGCCGGATGCAACGGGCTCGCGGCGAACTCGGAGAGCTTAGCGAAGACGCTTGCCGTCTCCGAGCGCCAGGTTCAGCGCGCCATGAACCGCCTGCTCGGCGAAGATTTCATTGCTCGGCTGAAAGCTCCCTCTGGAAAGTCTCCAGCAGTCTGGACCATCACGGCCGATGGCAGGAGCGTGAGAGACGAGGTCGCGGCGAGACAGGGCCGATGAGAGAGCCCTCACCCCGCATCCTGCTCGTCGTCGCCCCGTCGATTATCGAGTGCTACCGCACGGTGCAGTATTTCGGCATCGATCTCGGCGAACACGCCGGGCAGCTCCGGTACATCAGCCGGCCCTATTCGCTGATCGGATGGAGACGAGGCACGCCCTTCGTCACCCGCGACCGTGACCACTGGTCCACCGAAACCGGCGTTGCACTCGATCAGGCGCTTTGGGCGCTGACCCGATCGGGCCAGCTTCGTATCGCCGGCGAACACGACCTGGCGCCGCTGCGCCCGTGCTTAGTGGCCGCGGCTCTACCCAAATCGAGCCCAATTCCGAGGATTTCGCAAGGATGAGCGTGAGCATCGATGAATTTGTTGACCGCGCAAAGGCGGTTACCGTCTCTCAGGCCGCCGCGCTGCTGGGCTATAAACTCGGCAAACAGGAGTATGCGGGACCATGTCCAAGATGCGGGCAGGGCACGGATCGCTTCTCGATCAATGAGGGAAAGCAGGTCTTCAATTGCCGCAGCTGCGGCGGAGGCCGGGATGGCATCGGCCTTATGGCGCACGTCCATGACCTCGACCTGAAATCGCGCACAGGGTTTCTGGAGGCGTGCTCGGCCGCGCTTGGCAATGAACCGATACCTGAGGGCGGTGAGCGCGAAACCGATGAAGAGCGGTCGGCTCGTTTGGCGAGGCTCAACAATATCAAGGCTCAAGCAGCGAAAGATGCGCAAGAAGCTGCAGAGAAGCAGGCGGCATTTCGTGAGCGCGAGGTCAACAAGGCGCGTGGCATCTATCTCGGCGCCACGCTGATAGCCGGTGAGCATGGGGGCGTGTTGCGCGAGTATCTGCGCCGGCGAACCGGCTTTGCGATGCCGCAGGGCGTTTTTGAGAATGTCCGTTTCAGCGCCAGGCACACCTACTGGCGGAGGGATGAGTTCGGTCGGCAGGCGGAGCATTACTGCGGGCCGGCGATGATCGCTCCGTTCGTCACGCTGGAAGGCAGGATCACAGGCTGCCACGAAACGTGGATCGACCTTTCCTGCGGCCCTAAGTTTCGGCCCGATCTCGGCCTGGACGAGAAAGGAAACCGGCTGGCGACGAAAAAGATGCGCGGCACGAAGAAGGGCTCGCTCATCCCCATCCATGGCGGCATGAGCGCCCTTCGCTGGGTGATCGGTGAAGGAATTGAGACCGTTGCTGCGTTCGCCTCGGCCGAGGGCTGGAGGGCGGACACGTTCTATTGCGCGACGGGAGACCTTGGAAACCTGGCCGGCCCGGCAGATCGAGAATCGTGGTTCTACCACGACACGATCGCCAAGGAAGATGCGAGCGGCCGCGCGATGCCAGTCCGCGTTCAGGGGCCGGTACCGAAACCCGATCAGCTTGCTACCGATGCGGTGCAGGCGCCGCCACACGTGTCGGAGATCCTTCTCCTTGCTGACGGCGATAGCGAGCCGGTTGCCACCGCGGCTGCCATGGTCCGCGCAGAAACACGGCTCGCCGCACCGGATCGACTGGTCCACACATGCTGGCCGCCAGCTGGGGAGGATTTCGCCAGTGCGATCTCCAAAGCGATGTTCCTGGAGGCCGCAGAGTGAGCAATACGAAATCGAAGCCAGGCATTCCGGAGACTGTCCGCCGGATGATCGCGCTCGCGGGGGCGCAGCGTTCGGGATATGCCGGAAACCCGGACCCTTTGATCATTAGCGAGCCGGAACACGAGATAGAGCCCCTTGTGCTCTCGCCGGAGGAAATCCGCGAGGAATGCAGCCGTGAGCCGGAAACCGACATCGGCAATGCGAGAAGACTGCTGACGCGGTTCGGCGACAAGATCATGCACGTCACCAATGTCGGTTGGCACGGCTACACCGGAACTCGGTGGCTCGAGGATGCGTCCGGCGCCGTCGTTCGCGCCTTTGCCCATCAGACGGCCGAGGCAATTGATGACGAGGCGATTAACCTCGATTGCTCCCTCGACGAGCAGGCGAAGATCGAGGCCGGTCGACTAGCACTGGCCAAGATGAAGGATATGGGCAAGCCACCATCGGTCAGCGCCCAGGTCGATGACGACCGCGTCAAGGAACTCGACAACCTCATCGCCGAGATGGTCGAGGCGGAGAAGGCGAAGATCCGCATGGGGTCGCCGAGCAAGAAATGGGATGATGCGGAGCACGCAGAGTTTCAGCGGCTCAAGGACGTGATCAAGGTCGGGAAGCAGGCCGAGCGTGAAAAGAAGAAGATGCTCGATGCCACTTCCTCATGGACCGCAGAGCAATACGAGGAATATGCGAAGCTTTCCGATATCGTCGATGCGATGGACAAAGTTCAGGGAGATCGGGCCGGGCGTATATCGTCGCGCCACAATCATGCGAAGAGCTCGGCCGGGACGTCGAAGATCAACAACATGCTCACCGAGGCTATCCCCTATGTGAGCAAGGAAGTGAACGATCTCAACCGCGATCTATATGCCGTGAATTGCCGCAGCGGCACGTTGCGCTTCTTCTGTGCCGAGGCGGATGGGCCGCGCATGTGGCAGGTGCGATGTGACCGGCATCGATCATCGGACTTCATCTCCAAAGTGGCCGAGGTCGACTTTGATCCTGCCGCGCAGGCGCCGCTCTTTCAGCAATTCCTCCAGCGCAGCATGCCCAACCCGGATTATCGGGCGTTCCTTCAGCGGTACGCCGGATATTGCCTGCTGGGGATCACGGTCGAGCAGTGCCTGCTGTTCTTCTATGGAGCCGGGCGGAACGGCAAATCCACATTCGTCGACCTGATGGTAGACGTTTTGGGCGATTATGCCGTGTCGATGTCCATCGACAGCTTTGCCGGCGACAGCAAGCGTGCTGGCGCGGAGGCGACGCCCGATCTTGCCCGCCTCCCTGGTGCGCGCCTCGTAGCAGCCTCGGAGCCGGAAATGGGTGTCCACTTGAAGGACGCCCTTATCAAGACCTTGACCGGCGGCGAGCCGATCGCCGTGCGGCGGTTGCATCAGGACTTCTTCGAGCTGGTGCCGCAGTTCAAGATTATCCTGTCAGGAAACCATAAGCCCATCATCCGCGACGACAGCGACGGTATCTGGCGCCGCGTCCACCTGGTGCCATGGGAGGTGCAAATCCCTGAAGCGGAGGTCGATCGAGATCTTCCGAGAAAGCTGAAACAGGAGAAGGCTGGCGTCCTTGCCTGGATGGTCAAGGGAGCGCTGGATTACCTGCAGAGAGGCCTGCAGGTGCCCGAAGGCGTCACGGCAGCAACCGCCGAATACCGGGAGGAGAGCGACCCGATCGGAGCCTTCCTGCGGAACGCCTGCCATGTAACCGGCAAAGACATCGATCGCGAGACGCCGGAAGAGCTGTTCAATGCCTATGTGCGATACGCCAAGCGCGAGGGACTCTCGGAGTTCAAGCAGGCAACCTTCTCGAAGAGACTGCCGGACCAGACACGTAAGAGCTGGAAAGGGCAGGACGGGCTAATGCACCAATTCCGTAAGGGGAAGAGCGGCACGACCGTCTATTATGGCATCGTGGTTCGCGATGAATTCCGCTCGACCGGGCAGGGAGAGGCGGCCGCTTCGCCTCCGCCCGGGCGATTTGCCAGCGATGAGCCCTTCCCGGAGGACTTCTGATGCGCTATGCCGGAAAAACCCGGACCCTTTGTGGTGATTTGCGGCCATCGCGAGCTGCATCGTCCCTGCCAATATTTCTTCGGTGGGACGGAAAATGGGACGATAGGGACGATAAAATTCAGCGTCCCTGCTTTGCGTCCCAATCAAAAGGTGTGGAGTTTCAACGACTTGCGACGGTAGGGACGCTAGGGACGGAAAATCCCGGGTTCTTATGATGCGCGTAAGAAAAGTGCATTTGAAAATTTCTCATCAATAAAAAATCCATACAGCATCGCATGTGCATGCGTAACTCTAAATTACCGTCCCTAGCGTCCCTATCGTCCCTGTCATTGTAAATTGATCAATGTTTTCAATGAACCCGGGGAAGCAGTTTGGGACGGAAACTTCCGAAATAGGGACGGAAACCTGAAATTTGGGACGCAAGGACCCTCGTCATGAAAAAACTCGGCATTGAAGAGCTTCTCACCTGGGCGTTCACGCAGGAACTGTGCAAGGTCGGGGCGACAGGAGCCTCTCCGGCGGGTTTCAGCCAAGCGTGGAGCCTGATGGTCGAAATGGCGTCGCTTGGTACGCTCATCGACCGCAGCCCGAACAGCTATGGCGTGATCCCTGATTTCATCGTGACGGATGATCCGCATCCTGACGCGCTGCTGGTCGGCGACGCCGTGAAGTCCCTGGCGTGCCGCGGCGGTTTCGAGATCGCTGATGGGTGGAACCCGTTTCCGGAGTGGAGTGACAAGCTTGGCCTGATTGCGGCCGACGTCGCAGCCGCCATCCGGCAGGCTTTGTCGAGGCGGGACGCTATGAATGGTCGCCACGTCGTCAGCCTCGTCGTAGCGCATGCCGTCCTGAAGGCCGGTCCGGATTGGCACGCCGATGAGCCGCAAGTGCGTATGGTCATGCACCGCGGAAAGCCCGCCTGGTTCGTGCAGGCGAAGGCGAAGGACAGCTTCGGCAAGATGCGTTGCTTTGAAGCCGATGGCTACGACCAGCGCAAAAAGCGGCCCATGAAGGGCGCTTACCGCAAGTACGAGCTGTCACATTCGCTGCAGTCGGCCGCGCTCTCCCGGCTGGACTGGCAACTGTGGCAGGACGCGCTTCTGGTGCTATATACCGAACTTAAGGGGCGCTTGTCGGCCGTTGATTTGCTACCCTTCGTTCCGAACCGGCAGCCATGGGTGCGAAATGCACGTGCGGCTCATTCGTTGCAACAGGTTGAAAACGCCTAGCTTTTTTCTCGAAATCACCCCTTGAATTGCGTCAGTCGGTTGACATACCTTCGAGCCTACAGAATTCGGTACATGAACCCGCTTCGGCAAACGCCGGGCGGGTTTCGCATTTAGCGATGGAGGCGGCCATGCACCCCGGCGCTGTAATGGCGCCAGACGAGAGAAGCCGATGATGGATGCTCAGATCAAAGTCGATCTTCGGCGATTCAATCGATCCCTGACGGACATCGAGCGAAAGCAGCTTCCCTATGCCATCATGCTCACGCTGAACGAGACGGCTAAGGGTGGTCGCCTCGAAGTCCAGCGAGAGATGGATAGGGTCTTCGACCGGCCAACCCCTTATGCAAAGCGGGGCGTCGTCTATGACCGGGCATCGCGGCAGAACCTGAGGGCAGCGGTTGTCGTGACCGGTGATCGCACCAAGGGCGGCTTGCCTGCGACGGCATTCCTGGGTCCGCAGATCGACGGTGGGATGCGCACCCATAAGGCCTTCGAGCGGCAGCTCGTCGATCGTGCTTTGATGCAGCGTAACCTAGTGGCCGTGCCAGCAAAGCGGGCGCCACTCGATCGCTACGGCAACATGACGCAAGGGTTTCTCAACCGCGTCATGGCCGACCTGCAGATCGACTATCGCGGAGCTGGTGCGACCCGTACCCGCACATCATCGTCGCTCAAGCGGAACAAGAACTACAAGAACGCGCGATACTTCGTGCCGAAGCAGCCGTCGCACCTCTACCCGGGCGTTTACCAGCGTGATCCGGCAACGAACGCCATCCATCCGGTGATCTTGTTCGTGCCTCAGGTCTCGTATCGCATCCGCCTTCGCCTGCGTGAAGTCGTCGAGCGGTACGTGGTCGCCAACGTCCACGATCATTTCGCCGTCGCCTTCCAGAGGGCGGTTCGGACAGCCCGATAGGCCGCTCCGACGGTTCATGGGTCCTTCCTGGCATCCGCCCGCCTGCGGGTATTTGGCACGGCGGAGGTTGTCCAGTCTGAGCGATTTTTTGAAGCCTAAAGTCAGAGCCTAAACTAAAGAGCCGGGCTAAAGAACGAGCGTTTCTAAAGATGAGCCTTGCAGCTGACATCATGACGAAGAGCGCGTTTGCGGCTCATGTCGGCGTCAGTGCCGGGCGCATCTCGCAGTACATCGCCGAGCGGAAGATCTTCGGTGAAGCGCTCGAAGGCGAGGGGCGGAATGCGAAGATCCGTGCATCTGTTGCGGTCGAGCAGCTGCGCAAGACCCTCGATCCGGCGCAGCGGTTCGGAGCGAACGGCGCGGCGACGCGATCGGCGCCGGCACCAGTAGCTTCCGAGCTGTCGTTCGATGTGCCGGAGAAGCCGAAGGCGCCTGTGAAGCCGACGGTCATCGGCGACCCGTTCATTGACGAGGTCGCGGCCGAGAAGCTGAAACAGCAAAAGATCACCACCGCGCGCATGGAGCGCGAGGAAGCTCTCGAGCTCGGCCGGTACATGCTGACTGACGACGCCCGGCGAGAGATGGTCAAGGCCGTGGCCGAGGCGTTCAAGGTCATGGAGCAAGCCATCCCCGAGATGGCGAAGGCGATCGCCGCGCAGTTCTCGGTGTCGACCCATGATGCGACCCATGTGCTGCTGAAGGCCTTCCGGGACCATCGGGCCAAGAAGGCGCGCGACTTCGCCGACGCAGCGGCCGAGTTGGACGAGCATGTTGAGGACGAGCAGTGACCGTGCTGTTCAATCCCGAGCGGCTCGCCCTCAGCGTGCTTGCCGAGATCTGCGAGCCGCCGCCGGCAGTCGATTATCTCGACTGGGCGAAGCGGAACATCGTGTTTTCCGAGCGCATCACGGACCATCCGGGGCCGTACAACGAAGACCTGGTGCCGTTCTTCTCGGAGATCCTGCGGGCGTTGTCGCCCGAAGATCCGTGCAACATCGTCAGTCTGGCGAAGTCCGCGCAGATCGGCGGCACCATCTGCGCCAACATCTTCACGCTCGGCTCTCTCGACATGGCGCCCGGCGATTTCCTCTATGTCCACCCGACGGAGGAGAACGCCGCGCGCTGGTCGAAGACCAAGCTGATGCCGCTGGTGCGCGAGATGCCCGGGATCGCCAAGCTGTTCTCGCAGAACAGCCGCGATGCGAGCAACTCGGTGCTCTACAAGGAACGCATCGACGGCCGCGGCGCCATCCAGGCGGCCGGCGCCAACTCGCCGGCAGGCCTGTCGATGATCTCGCCGCGAAAGCAGGTCCAGGACGACCTTGCCAAGTGGCAGATGAATGAGGCCGGTGATCCGGAAGTTCAGGCGGACAGCCGCAGCAAGGCGTTCTTCAACGGCAAGATCTTCAAGATCTCGACGCCGATGGTCTCGCCCGGCTGCAAGATCACATCGAACTATCAGGAAGGGACGCAGGAGACCTATCACGTTCCGTGCCCGCACTGCCACGAACTGCAGGAGCTGCGCTGGGAGAACATGCGGGATCACATCGATCCCGAGCACCCCGAGCAGGCGCATTTCGTCTGCATCCATTGCGGCTGCGAGATCCACGAGCACCATCGCGAATGGATGGTGAAGCCGGAAAACGGCGCGAAGTGGGTTGCCAAATATCCGGAACGCGGCCGCCGGCATCGTTCCTTCCGCATCTGGATGGCCTATTCGCCCTTCGAGCGCTGGGAGAACCTGGCGCGAGAGTGGCTGACGGTCCAGGCCGGCGGCCCGGAGAACCGGGAAAAGGGGTCCGGCGCCGAGCAGACGTTCTGGAACGACTGGCTCGGGCTCGCCTTCGAGGCGGACAACAAGGCCATCGACTGGGAGGTTCTCCGCGATCGCGCCGAGGATCACGGTTTCCAGCGCGGTGTCATCCCGGCCGAGGCCCTGGCGCTTGTGCTCGGCATGGACGTGCAGGGCGATCGCGTCGAGTGGCTGCTGGTCGGCTACGGCCGGAATCGCTACCGGGCCGTGATCGACCACGGCGTCATCGACCATCGTGCCGGCAGCCACCTGGCCGATGCCAAGGAGCATTCCGGTCACATCTCCGAGCCGGAGGTGCGCGCCGCCCTCGATCGACTGCTGCAGCGCGAATGGCTCAACGATGCCGGCCGCAAGCGCACCGCCGATCGTGTCGCGATCGACGGCAACGCCTACACCGACGATGTCTGGAACTGGGTTCGCAAGCATCCGAAGTCGCGCGTGATCATGGTGCGCGGCGGCAATACGGAAGCCGCGCCGCCGATCGTGCAGACGAAAGAGTATGACCGGAAGGGCAAGCCGAAGAAGCAGAAGTGGTCCTCCCGCTTCTTCACCTTCAACGCCTCCGCCTTCAAGATCCGGCTCTATCGGGACTACAAGAAGGACGATCCGGAGCAGGCGGGCTACATCCGTTTCGCCCGCGGCTTCGGCGACGACTTCTACCAGCAGGCGACATCGGAAGCCCGTGTACCGGAGAAGACCCGGAGCGGTCACACCCGCTACGTCTGGAAGCTCGCCGAGGGCAAGCGCAACGAAATCATCGACATGCTCAATCAGAGCCTGGCCGGTGCCTATCGCTGGGGCGTGCCCTACTGGACCGATGAGGAGTGGGACGCGATCGCCGATCGCCTCGGCCGCCTCGAAGTGCCGCAACAGGGCGATCTCGAGGATCATCTGAACCAGATCGCCGTCAAGACCGAACCTGCCGCTGGCCAGAGCGCCGCGGCAGAACAGCAATCGCCGCTCGTCGCCGCCGCCCTCGCGCGCGCCGCCCGGGCAGCGCAGCGAAACCGCTAGGAACATCCATATGGCACTGACCGAACAGGAACGCGCCGTGCTTCTGGCACGGCTCGACGACGCACGTGAGGCCTTGCACCAGATGGAGCTTGGCCGCGCCGAGATCTCGCTCAGCTATAACGGCGAAAGCGTCACCTATGCCGCGGCCAACATCGGCGCGCTGCGTCAGTACGTCCGCGACCTCGAGGCGAAACTCGGCCTTCGCCGCTTCGCCCGGGCGCGCAGCCGTGGAGTGATCTTCGGATGAGCGGCGAAGTCACGATCCTCGGCCCCGATGCGAAGCCGCTTTCGCCGGCAGTACGTGCGGCTGCCCGCGTGCAGGTCGCGAAAAACCGGCTGATGGCGTCCTCGGCCTACCAGGGTGCATCCTACGATCACCCGTCCTTCGCCAAATGGCGGCCGGGCACCTGGTCCGGTCAGTCGGCGCTGACCTGGTCGCGCTCCGAGCTGGTCGACCGGCTGAACGACGTGGCGCGCAACGACGGCTGGGGCGCCGCTGGCACCTCGCGCCTCGTCGACAACATCATCGGCTCGGGTTGGACGCTCGCGGCGCGGCCGAACCACGTCTCGCTCAACATGACGTTTGAGCGGGCGGAGGAGATAGCCGACAAGATCGAGGCCCTGTGGCGCGATTATACGCAGGACGTCGACAAATGGTGCGACGCCGAGCGGACGAAGACCATGGCTGGCGTTCTCGGCCTTGCTGCGCGTCAGCGGTTCGGCCCGGAGGGCGAGGCCTTCGGTGTCATCGTCTGGCAGGACAATGCGCCGCTGTTCCAGACAGCAATTCATGTCATCGATCCGGCCCGGTGCTCCAATCCGAATGGCCGCATGGACGAAGAGTTCCTGCGCGACGGTGTCGCCATCGACGGTTACGGCGCACCGATCGGCTATCACTTCCGCAAGTCGCATCCCGGCGAATTGTTCGCCGGCAATACCGGCCTGTGGCACTGGGAGTATGTCGAGCGGGAGACCGAATGGGGGCGCCCGATCGTCGTTCACGCCTACGAGCAGAAGCGCGCCGGCATGACGCGCGGCGTTTCCGACTGGGCTCCGGTCATGCGGTCGATCAAGCAGTCGACCGACTACGAGGACTATGAAAGCCAGGCGGCGATGCTGAACGCTGTGATGGCTGCCTTCATCGAAACGCCCTTCGATCCGGAAGAGATGCTCGAAGCGATGGGCGCGGATTACGGCAACGACGGTATCGCCAAGCTCTTCGGCGAAATGTCGGCCGCTCAGAAGGCCTATTACGGCGCCGCACCGATCGACTTGCCCGGCGTGCGCATCAACACGCTGCAGCCCGGCGAGAAGGCGACGCTGACCAAGCCGGAGCACCCGAATGCCAACTTCGAGGCCTTCGTCAATGCGGCGTTGCGCAAGGTCGCGAGTGCGATCGGCGTCACCTACGAGCAGCTCACCATGGACTGGAGCCAGGTGAACTATTCGTCGGCACGCGCAGCACTCCTCGAGATCTGGCGCGGCTTCACCGCCAAGAAGGGCGGCTTCGCCTCGCAGTTTATGGCACCGATCTATCGGGCATGGCTCGAGGAAGTGTTCGACAAGGGCCTGATCGAGCTCCCGGCGGGCGCCGTTCCTTTCGAGCTGAACCCGGCAGCATGGTGCCATGCGGACTGGATCGGTCCCGGCCGAGGCTGGATTGACCCGCTGCGCGAGGCGCAGGCCGCCAGCGAGCGGCTCGCCGGCAATCTCACCACGCTCCAGCAGGAAGCGGCCGAGCAGGGGCGGGACTGGAAAATGGATGCGCAGCAGCGCGCCCGGGAACGGGCGTTCTACGAGCGGCTCGGGCTCGATCCCGACCCGGGCAAACCCGAAGCCAGATCGCAGGCGAGCGCCGCTCCGCCAGCCGAGCCGGGCGACGAAACCGAGGAAGAGGTCAACGGCCGGACTTCTGCGCGTCGGCATCCGGCCGGCATCCCGAGGATTGCCAGAAGGAAAACGGCATGAGGAACTATCCCGAAATCGCCAGTCGGATGTTCGGCACGCCGCTGATGCTGCATCCGTCGAAGGGCGACATCATTGCGCGGGCTTTCGGCCCGCGCGTGCTCGGCAGCCCGGACGTTCCGGCGCATGTCACCGGCGGCGAGGAGATGGGGCTCCTTGGCGAGAAGCTGCGCAACGCGACCGACTGGGACGGTGAGCGAATCTACCCTGGGCCGGCCCTTGTCGCGTCCGGCATTGCGCTCATCGAGATCGAGGGCTCGCTCGTGAACAAGGGCAAGTGGATCGGCAAGTCCTGCGGCATGACCAGCTATGAGGGGATCAGCGCGCAGGTTCAGGACTGCATCGACCGCGACGACATCAAGGCCGTCGTGTTCGAGGTCGACAGCTACGGCGGCGAGGTGACCGGCGCCTTCGATTGCGCCGAGCAGATCTTCGAGCTTTCGCAGGTGAAGCCCACCATCGCGGTCCTCACCGATCATGCCTGTTCGGCCGGTTATCTGCTGGCATCGCCCTGCCGGCAGCTAGTTATTCCGCAGACCGGTATCTGCGGTTCGATCGGCGTCATCTCGATGCATGTCGATATGAGCGCCTGGCTCGCGAAGGAAGGACTGAAGGTCACCATCCTGAAGGCCGGCGAGCACAAGGCCGACTTCAATCCGTACGAAGCCATCCCCGACGATGTGCTTCAGCAGGAACTCGCCGAGCTCGAGGAGCTCCGCGTCGAATTCGCAGCGACCGTCGCGCGGTACCGCGCCGGCCGGCTGACACAGCAATCCGCTCTCGCCACTGAGGCGCGGGTCTATCGCGGACAGAAGGCGGTTGATGCCGGCCTCGCCGACGCGGTTGCACGCCCTTCGCAGGTTCTCGAAGCCTTCGAAGCTGAACTGAGCCGGACAGCCGGCTAACCCCAACATCAACTGGAGACGACGAATGTCGAACTTGACGCGTAGCAGCGCGCTCACGCGGAGCGTGCTCGCCGCCATTAGCGGCAAGAAGGGCTCCCGGCTGGAAGAAGAGCGGCCGGAAGACGAGGAAGTAATCGAAACCGAAGAGGAGGACACCTCCGCCGAGGATACCCCTTCCGATCCGGAGAGCGAGACCGAGGAAGAGGACACCAGCGCCGAGACCGAGGAGGAAGAGACCGGCGACGGCAAGACCTCGGCAAGCGCCGTCCGCCGCGCCGAGCAGGGTCGCATCCGCTCGATCCTCATGCATCCGAAGGCCGAGAGCAATCCCGGCCTCGCCGCCGAGCTCGCCTTCGGTTCGAGGTTCTACTCGGCCAAGGAAGCGGGTGCGCTTCTCTCCTCTGCTTCCGCCGGCGGTTCGCGCCTTGCCGGTCGCATGGCCGGAAAGAGCCCGACGCTCGGGGCCGGTACACCGGGCGGCGGCAAGGCCACCGAAAAACAGGCGGTGATCTCCACCGTCCGCTCCACCATCCTGGCCCGCCATGGCCGTAACCGGAAGGATTCCTGATCATGGGAGAAGCCACCTTCGCCCCGAACGACCTGCTCGTTTCCGACGTCCCGGTCATCACCCGCAACATCACCATCGTCAGCGGTCAGAACCTCAAGCGTGGTGCTGTCCTCGGCAACATCACCGCGTCGGACAAATACACCCTGTCCGCTTCGGCCGCTGCTGACGGGTCGCAGACGCCCGCCCTGGTGCTGGCGACCGATTGCGATGCATCTGCCGGCGATGTCGTTGCCGCGGTTTACGCGAGCGGCGCCTTCGATTCGACGAAACTCATTCTGGGCGCCGGACACACGGCCGCTACCGTCGAGACCGCTTTCCGCAAGGCAGGCGCTCCCCTCTACGTGCGCGTCCTGAAGTAAGCCCGAGACCGAAAGGACACCACACACATGGAAGAACTTCTCCTCTCCACTGCGGAACTCGTTGCGGTTCTGCCTCCCCGCGATCGCCCGGAAGCATTCCTGCGCGATCGCTATTTCTCGACCACGGTCCTTTCCGACATGGAACAGATCGTCTTCGACAAGATCCTGCCGGACCGTGAACTCGCGCCGTTCGTCCACCCGGACGTGCCGGGCAAGGACTCGGCAAACCGCGGCTTCAAGGCGACCAGCTTCACGCCGGCTTACGTCAAGCCGCAGAATACGCTGCGCCCGGGCGGCAACATGATTCGCATGCCGGGCGAGCCGATCGGCGGCCGCAACTCGCCGTCGCAGCGCTACGCCTATAACCTGGCGACGATCATCGACGACCAGGATCAGCGGATCACTCGGCGCGAGGAATTCATGTGCTCGCAGGTTATCCGTACCGGCCAGGTGATCGTCGAGGGCGAGGACTATCCGACGCAGACGGTCAACTTCGGTCGCAACCCCGCGCTGACGATCGCGCTTGCCGGCGCAACGCGCTGGGGCGAAGCCGGCGTCGACCCGATGGACGATATCGAAGAGTGGGCGCAGCTGCTCTCCGATACCAGCGGCTTCACCGCCCGCGAGGTCCTGCTCGGTCCAGGCGCCGCCGGTCTTCTGAAGAAGTCGCTGCGCTTCCTTGAGGCGCTCGACAACAGGCGCCAGGACGGCGGCATCATGCAGCTGGGGCCGGTCAGCACCGGCGCGGAGAACAAGTATTACGCGGTTCTCGGCACCATCGGCGAGCTGACCTTCATCCAGTACTCGCAGCCCTACAGCGTGGGCGGCGTGCGCAATAACTTCTGGCCTTCCATGGGCGTCGGGATCTTCGATCCCTTCGGCTTCATGGGCCACTTCGCCTACGGCGCCATCCTCGACAACGACGCTCTCCTCTCCATGGAGCGCTTCCCCGACATGTGGCGGGAAAGGAACCCGTCGCGAACCATCGTCCAGACGCAGGCAGCGCCGCTTCCGATCGCTCCGGAGCCGGACGCGAGCCTGTTCGCGCTGGTTCGCTAATCCCTTCCAACCCGTGTTCGTCCGCATATCCGCCGGTTTTTCGCCGGCGGATATCGGGGACTTTGAAAGGACGCTCCGATGAGCAAGAAAACCGAGCAGTTCAATGTGACCGTGAAGGTCGGCAAGAAATCCTACAGGCCGGGTGAGCCGGTTCCGGTCGGTACCGGCGGGATCACGGCCGAGGAAGCGGAGAATTTCCGCAAGAATTTCGGCGCCTTTACCGCCGGCCCTGACGCTTCGGCCGCGGCACCCGTGCCTTCCGTCGATCTCGACAAGCTTCGCGAGGCGATCGAGAAGCTCTCCGCCGACAACGACAAGCTTTCGGCCGACAATGACCGCCTGACGGCGGAGCGCGACAGCGCGATCGGCGATCGAAGCACGCTGCTGAAGCAGAACGAGCAGCTTGAGACCGACAATGCGACCCTGGCCGGCGAAGTCACCAAGCTTCAGGCCGAGATCGACAAGCTCAAGGCGCCGAAATGACGCCGCGTCCCGCCATGTTCGAAAGGATGGGGCCGAAGTTCGCCAAGGCCTTCGGCAATGCCGACGCCGTGTTCACGGTCGACGGTGTCGCCAGGCCTGCCGTGCGGGTCATCCTGCGAGTGTGGCGGGAAACCGATCTGGCGGAGGAGCAGGAGCAGGCCGTCGAAGGTACCACCCATCTGCTCGCCGTGTCCGCCTCCGAGGTGCCAGGCCTCGCCAGCCAGCGCGACAGCGTGGCAATCGGCGGCGTCACCTACCAGGTCATCAATATCGACGACGATGCGCGGGCTATGCTCCGCATCTCGCTTGCCGGAGACATCTGATCATGAAGACACAGGAACAGGAAGCGCCGGCCGCCGCGGTTGATCCGATGGAGGCCCTCTGCCAGGCGCTGTTCTCGACGGAAGAGGGTGCCAAGAAGGAGGCCGCGCGCCAGACCGCCGGCGCCATGACGCAACGGCCATGGCCGCAATTGCCGTCGCGGCTCCGGTCGGCGATCCGCTCCGATATCGGTCGCTTGCTCGATAGCGGCAAGGCGCGCGGTCAGCTCCTCGAGGCGGGCTATTCCGCTGGTGTCGTGAACCAGGCGCTGCGCGACCTCGGCCGCACGGCCGCCTGACATGGCGCATCTCCGGAGCCAGATCTTCGCGGCCGTCATTGCGCGCCTCTCGGCCATTCCGGAGTTCTCCGGTACTGACAAGGTGAAGCGCGGCCGCAAGGGCGCGATCCCGCAGGAAAAGCTGCCGGCGTTGACAGTCACCTGGGCCGACAGATCGGAGACTTTGACGGTCCGACCCTCGTCAGGGCCAGCCGGCGAGGACGGTTATGATCGATCCCTGCCGCTCTCGATCGTCGTGCACCTGCGGGACGATGAGCCGGAAGAGGAATTCGACCGGCTTTGCGTGCTGATCGAGGCTGCGATGGCGTCGGACATCACGCTCGGCGGCCTCGCCATTGAGGCGCTGCTGCAGTCGGAACAGTATTTCGTGAACCCGCAGACCGGCACTTCTCTGCTTGCCGGTTCGCTCAACTACCAGATCGCCTACAAGACGCTCGCCGCCAATCCGGAACAGGCTGCGCTGTAGCGCCACACTCCCACCAGCACAAAGAGGACTTTGCCATGGCTCTCGGCCGTCAGCTTACGCTTGCCCGCTCGACCGGTGCAGGCGCCTTCGTTTTGGCCTGCATCACCGAACAGCGATCCCTCGAGATCAACAACGAGGAAATCGATATCACCAAGCCGAGCTGCACCGATCCCGGCAGCAAGCTCACCCTGGCGCTGATGTACGGCATTCAGTCCATCCGTTTCAGCGGGCAGGGCGCCTTCGTCGATACCGTCACGATGAAGGCGGTAACCGCCGACGCCGTCAACCAGGTCATTACGGAGTATCAGGTCACGGTGCCCGGCGTCGGCACCTTCGAAGGCGACATGCTCGTCTCGATGACCTTCTCCGGCGACAAGACCAACGAGCTGCAGGCCGACATCCGTTGCGCCATGACCGGCGCTCTCACCTTCGTGCCGGCTGTCTAAGCGGAGAGTTCCATGTTGCCTGCCAACCCATTGCGCGGCGAGGCGGAGGTTCGCATCGGTGCGATCGACTTCCGCATCGCCGTCACCTTCTCTGGCCTCGCTCGTCTTTCCGACGCGATCGGCGCTCGCACGCTCGACGAGCTCTACGGCCGCCTCCTCGGCTTCGAGCCGAAGGCGGTCGCCTGCGCCGTCCGCTGCCTGATTGTCGCGGATGACGAGGATCAGATTTCGGCGCTTTCGGCGAGGATCCTCGACGACGGCAATATCTCGGCCGCCGACCAGCTCGCCTGGCGAGAGGCGGTCGAAAAGGCGCTGTCGGCTCACATTGCTGCCGGGGCAATTCGGCGGGACGATCGGACCGCGTCGCAGATCGCGGGGGACGCCGTCCTGGGAAAGCCCGTAAGCCCCTCCTGATCAAGGATCATCTCAAGTCGCTGTACCGGATCGCCACGAACCCGAAGATGCTCGGCTGGTCGCCGGACATGTTCTGGAGGGCGACGGCTGCGGAATTCGAGATGACCGTGGAGGGGCTTTCCGGGAATGTCCGTGGCGGGCCGTTCATTTCGCGTGAGGAGGTTCGGCGCATTGCAGCGGAACATGGTGTTCGCCCGTCACTCAAGGCCAATCCTAATGCGAAGGTCATCGGCGGCGGGGGCTAGGGAGCTTCGGTTTCCTTTAGATATCCGTTGGCTTTCAGTGCCTGCTCCAGAAGCCTCGTGAGAGCGCCTCGGTCGCTCAATCCGTTCTTCACGGTGTAGTCCATCAAGGCTTGACCCACTTCATCGTTGAGCAGCTCATGTATGTGGCTGCCGAGCACGATGTTTCGAATTTCATCAACCAAGCTGGCTGCGGCGTTCTTGCTTAGCCGTCTGGTAAAGCTGTCCGAAAGCCGGTCGATGATCTCGGCAGTCATGGAACGATGATTGCGTTCGGCTTCGGCCTGAATCTTGTTTTTCAGGTCCTCCGGGATGCGAAGTCGAAAGTGAAGGTCTTCCCTAGCCATGACACACCAATGACACAAGTATGGCTTGACCGATATGCCACACATATGCCACACATCGTGATGCCACACGGTGTGGCATAGGAGAGGTTATGGAAGAGGTAAGAATGACGCTCCGCCTGCCAGCCGACGCTGCGGCGTACCTCGAAGAAAAGGCGAAAGAGAACCTGACATCGAGGAATGCGGAGGTGGTGCGAGCCGTCCGCGAGCGCATGAAACGCGATCAGGAATTAGAAAAAGGCGACGCTACGGCCTGAGAACCAGCGTCGCCTTCTTCCCGATATCAACAAGAGTTCATTGATATGATTGAGAATCTAGATGAGGCTGTTGCAAAACGCAACGGCTCAGAAAATTTGCTTACGCGACGAGCCGCACTTCTGGGCATTTCATTGAGCGTTGCAGGCGCGTCCTTGCCGACGCCTGCGCGCGGGGAACCGCTCCCGACGCGAGAAGATCTGGAGGATTATTTCCTCTTTCTGTGGAGTGAACACCGCCGAGTAGCCGAGGAGCTTGGCATTGACGTGTTCGACCGGCTGACCTTGCACAATCGCGGGGGGCGTGCTCGGTATGAGGAGGCTTGTTCGGCCCCAGCCTCGACGCGTGCTTTGAGGGTCCTTGCTCAGACCGGATTAGCAGCGTGAAACGCTCGAAGGTCTAGAAGTTCTCCTTCGATCCATCCTCGTACAAGACCGCCTTAACGCAGGTGGCGGTCTTTACGTCCTGCTTCCGCAAGTGGAGCAGCCGCTTTAAATGTTCACCCGCTGGCCACGTTAGGTGTTCATAGTATGTGCCGCCCGCCGGGATGGTAGCATCGGGACCAATGGGAATGGCGCCGAGCGGAACATCCAGGGCGTCGTAGAAGTAGGCTACAGCCTTGAGCATGCGAATCTGCTTCTTGGCATGGGACTGAACGTCCAATGTGATTTCGACGTGCTCCTCACCCGCTTGTCCGGCCGACCAGTCGGTGATGCTGACCATCGTTTCGTTGCAGCCGGTGGCCTTCGCTTCCGACGCTGCAAACACACACAGTATCAAGAACAACCTGAACATGCGCCCCTCCCTGTTTGCGGCGGAGCGTAGCGATTTTTCTTTTCTCCGCAACGAGGCATTCCATGAGCCGCCCCGATATCCCAGTCACGATTTCCGGCGATCCGAAAGGATTGGAAGCTGCCCTCGCCAGAGTGCGGGCTCTCGGGAAAACGACGGCAACCGACCTAATGGCTTCATTTGGGCGGATCAAAAGCTTGGCTGGTGGAGCGGCTGGCCTTATCACCGGCATTGTTTCCGCCTCGACGGTAGCAGTCATCAGAGATGCAGCGGGCGCTATCGCGTCCATAGGGGATGAGGCGAGGCGGGCCGGCCTGGACGTCAAGAGCTTCCAGGAGCTCAAGTATGTGGCCGAGCAGAACCGCGTTGGCGTCGATGCGCTGACCGACGGGATCAAGGAGCTGAACCTTCGCGCTGACGAATTCATCGTAACCGGCGGCGGTTCGGCGGCCGAGGCCTTCCAGCGGCTGGGCTATTCCGCCGAGGATCTGAAGCAGAAGCTCGAGGATCCGGCCGAGCTCTTCACCGAGATCATCGGCCGCCTGGGCGAGCTCGACAAGGCAGCTCAGATCCGCGTCATGGACGAGATCTTCGGCGGTGCCGGCGGCGAACAATTCGTGCAGCTGATCGAGGCGGGCGAGGCCGGTATCCGTGACACGATCACGGCTGCCACCGATCTTGGGATCGTGCTCGACGAACAGATGATCGAGCAAGCGGAAGAGATCGATCGTCAATTCAATGCGATCGCGACCACTGTTGGCACTAATCTGAAGGCCGCCATCGTTTCCGCTGTGGGCAGCCTTGGCCAATTCATTGATAGTTTCAATGAATTCGAGCGACAGCAGACTAGGACCCTTCAGACGCGGCAAACCGCAATTATGGGGGAAAAGAACGACACGCATCGGCAAATCCAAGAGGCGACGCAGGAACGTATAGCGCTCGGAGAGACTGGCGCCGGCGGAATGATCGATCAATCGATTGCTGAACTTCAGGCCCATATGGATCGGCTGAACGAAGAGGAGAACAGGATCATCGAGATCCTGAGCGAGCGAAACTCCCCGAAGCTTGCTCCGGAGGGCCCGAAGTGGGAACCAATCGCCCCGCCGGACGATGAAAAGAAGGGCGGCAGCCGGTCCAAGAAAGCCTCTGAGGCAGAAAAGGAAAAGAAGGCGATCGACGACGTGATCGCGTCGTTGCGCGAGGAACTGGCGATCATCGGCCTTACCGACATCGAGCGCGAGCGCACCATCGCGCTTCGCGAGGCAGGTGTCGAGGCGACCTCGAAGGAAGGCCAGCAGATCTCGGCGCTGATAGATGAGAAATACCGCCAGCTCGCTGCGGAGGAGGCGCTGGCCGAGCAGTATGAGCGGAGCGAAGAAGCGGCCGAGCGGATGGGGCAGGTCCTCGACGATCAGCTGATGCGCATCGTCGACGGCAGCTTCGACGCGAAGGAGGCGATCGCGGCGCTGCTGTCCGAGATCATCAATGTCCAGACGAACGGGAAGGGGCTTTTCGGTTCACTCTTCAGCGAGATCTTCGGCGGCGGGGGTGGTTCCGCCTCCAACTTCGTGCCGACCACGACGCTCGGTGATTTCCTCGGCTATGGCGGCGCTCGCGCTGGCGGCGGCGATGTTTCTCCCGGACGCATCTACCGGGTCAACGAGTACGAGGACGAGTTCTTTGCGCCGACCAGCCACGGCCGGATCATCGCGCCGAGCAAGCTGTCCGGCACGTCGGCAGAGGGCGAGGGAGGCGGCGGCCGTACCGTCGTTGAGATCGTACTGAGCAAGGATTTGTTGGCCAGTATCCTCGAGCAGACCGGCGACCAGACAGTTCGCATTGTCCGCAGCAACGAGGAGGCTCGGGCAAACTATCGCCAGAATGGCGGAGAAGATTTCTGATGGCGTTTCTCATTTCGCTCCCGAGCGTGGTCTACGGCCAGGTCGCGTTCGATCCTGTGCGCATCCGCGACACGAACCGCATGGAAGGCAGGCGTACCGAGACGGCCTATTCCGGGACGCCTTACTGGATAGCGTCCTATTCGGCGTCGAAGCTGACGACGGCCGAGGCGGCCTTGTTCGACGCCTTCAACATGGATGCGAACGACGGCGGTGTAATCGCCGGCTACGATGCGCACCGGCCACGGCCGATCGCCTATCAGGGCAGCAATCCCCTGTCCGGCGTGAAGGCCGGCGGCGGAGCCTTCAATGGCGACGCCGTGCTGCAGTCGATCACCGACGGCAACACGATCGTCGTTTCGGGGCTGCCGGCCGGGTTTAAGCTGGGGCGCGGAGATTATGTCGAGGTCCGTAAGTCGACCTTCGTGCGATCGCTGCATCGTATTACGCAAGCCGCGACTGCAAGTGCTGCCGGTGTGGTTACGCTGAAGATCCGCTTCGCGCTCAACACGCAGGTCTTTTACCCTGCCATGCACTGTCCATTTCGAGAAGCCTTCCTGCATCATGGAAATGGATGCGGGAAGCTTCAGCCTGCCGAAGACCTGGCCGAACTATAACGTCCAGTTTACCGCAACGGAGTTGTTCCTCCCATGAGCGTGCTATCTCCCGAGGTCGAGGACCTGGTCGAGAGCGGCGAGTTCGCGATCCTGGATATAATCCGCTTCGATCTGCCCGGCAAAACGGTCGGCTACCACCGCGGTGGTCGCAAGTTCACCTATAATGGTTTGGTGTATCTGCCGAACCGGCATCTGCAGCCGGGGGATCTGGTGAGCGCCGTCGGCGTCGCCGTCACCACGCGGACCATCGTCTTCTCCAATATACCGGTGACCGATCCTGAGGACGCGGTCGCGAGGATCGAGGAGTTCAACTACCAGAACGCGCCGGTCATCATCACCTCGCTCGCCGGCGAGCCGAACACGAGCAACGTCGTTGGGGTGTTGGTCTCCACCATCTACGAGATCGACCAAGTGCGTTACAACGAGGGTGCGGTCTCCGGCTCCGAACGGACGCTGACGATGATGATTGATCTGCAGCCGCCGGGTCGGTCGGCTCGGGGCTCGACCGGGGTCAAGCGCTCGCAGGCCGAGCAGCAGTTCGACAATAATCCGGCCGACACGGGCCTGGAGCACGTGGCGACGAATGCGACCATCCCTGAGGAGTGGGGACAGGTGTCGCGCTGATATTGATCTAGATTAATAGACTATAGAACGGCGGGGGAACGCTTGGGGAACCAAGTGGGTCTGGCTTGTGGACTCCATCCCGCACCTCGGAGACATTCCATGAATCGCTTCCGCATCGTCGAAGCCACGCTCGCGCGTGAGCTTGCGAAACCCTATGCCTATGGCACGGCCGATTGCTTCATGCTGGGCTGTGCCTTTATCGACGCGCTGACGGGCTGGCCCTTCGCTGACAAGTACCGCGGCGCCTATCGCACGCTCGCCGGCGCGCAGCGGGCGCTGCGCCGGCGCGGGCATAAGTCGCTGGTGAGCTTCTTTGCGGCCGAGCTCGGGCAGGAGCCGAAGGGCGGGGCGGAAGCGCGGCTCGGCGATCTCGTTGTCCTGCGCCTCTCCGACGGCGCCGAGCATGTTGGCGTCTGCCTCGGCGCCCGTTTCGTGACCAAGACCGAGCGCGGCCGCAGCGATCACGGCCTCGCCGACGTCATTGCCGCCTTTCACCTCGGATAACCTCACATGGCAATCTTCACTTCAATTGCGACGGCGATCGCCGGTGCGCTGTTCGGCGGCTCTGCGCTCGCTGCCAGCCTCATCGGCGGTGCTCTGGCCTTCGGTGCCAAGCTGGCGATCGGCAAGCTTACCCAGCAGAAGCAGCAGAAGCGGAAATACACGGCCGTCCAAGGCGAAATCCAGTTCGGCGGCGACGTGCCGGTCGGCACGCTCTACGGCGTCGGCAAGACAAAGGGGCAGCGGACTTTCTATGCCAAGTGGGGCAGCGGCAACAAATGGAACGCCGAGGTCTTCGTGCTCGCGAACGGCTGGTGCGACGGGCTGGAGCCGTATGTCTACATTTACGGCGAGAAGAAAGCGCTGGTATCCCGGCCGGTGATCGGCAACGAGGTTGCGAACTATCATATCGAGGGCTTCGTCAACGGCTCTGGCGACCCGGTCCTGACGATCCGCTTCTACGATGGCAGGCCGGGCCAGCAGGTCGATCAGAAGCTGGTCGACGTCTCGGCGGGTCTTGGCAACAAGTGGAAGAGCACGAGCGTCAATGCCGGCATCTGCTACGTCGTCGTCGAGCG